CTTGTCGTAGAGCTTCTTTGCTCTGACTGGTTCGATCGCGTGCGGAGCGGTACCGAACTCTATCCAGTGCGGATTCGCCCTGGAAGGGACCTTGTTCTTCTGTCTTACCTTCTGCCATCCGTAGAATCCGAAGTCTAATATCGGCTGTCCTGTCGATCGTTCAATCCTCTTCCAGGATGCGACATGGTTCTTCAGATGGTTAGTTCTGACAGGCAGGTCTGCTTTGAGCTTCTTTCGTAGGATCTTGGCGGATGCGCCGAGGGCTTCCTTCGAGAGCTTCTCTATGGCCGTCTTGGTCTCCTTGGATGTCTCAAGGTATTTGACAGAACATCTTGTGGAACCATCAGAACTTCTGTATGCGAACAGAGATTCAGCTGCAGGATCTGTTGAAGCGTCAAAAGCCATACATCCTCCTTTCTCTCCTCGTAAGACAGGCGCGGTCTTGCGGCCGCACCTGCCTCACAGCGACTTATACCGATATCGAGGAGGGCATAGTTATTCTTCCGGAGCGGAGAGCTTGTTCTTCTCTTCCTCTACGGAATTACGCAAACACGTCAATTTTGACGCGATCTCTGTATCTATGTTTAACTGAGCGATTATCGCCGACTGCTCGTTGATTATTTCGGCCTGCAGTTCTGTGATGGTACATAGTCGCTCAACAAGTTCGAGTGTCGTCACTCTTCAGCCTCCGAAGTTGGCTCCGTCGGAAACTCAATGTTGAACGGGAATCCGGGCTGATCCGGGAGATCGCGGAGATCCTGCCTGTATTTCGCCCATGCACCTGTCAAAACATTTCCCAGTGCCTTGAGGAATGAAAGCCAGGCTGTAAAAGTGGATCCTGAAGGAGCAACGAGACCAAGTCTGTCTAATGCGAGCTTGTTGTCAGAATCTTCCAGAAGTTTGTTTCTGATCTTCCTGGCAAACATTGCAGCATCTTCAGCATTCTGCTCTTCGCAAGCCTTTGTATATCTTGCCTGAAGAACGTCCATCATTTCGTCGCGCTGTGCAGCTGCGAGAGCTTCTGCTCTTGCGAGTTCTTTGTAGTTCATGTTCATTGAAGTAAGCCTCCTGTTTAATGTAGTAATCGGTCATCCGTCGGCGCTCGTAGTATGTATCGCCTCTGGAAGCGTTAGCCAGAAATGATATGAGTGATTCCTTTGCAGCACCCTTGGCATATTGTCCTGTGTATTCCTTGATTAGGATCTTCCGGAGCTTCCGCCTTTGTTTTCCTGTTTTCTTCTTGCTCATCTTTCGGACGATCCTGCCGGAAGGCATGATGATAAACCGCCATTGAAGGAGCTTCACTCCTTGCCTGATAGGATATATCTTCGTCTTCTCGTTAAGTTCGAGACCTAACTCTTCAAGTTTGGCTTCAATCACTTTTCTGCAGGTCTTCAGATATTCCTTGTCCGGATGAATAAGAATGAAATCATCCATATATCTGATATAGTGTTTGATCTTCAGACGTTCTTTGATGTAGTGATCTAAGTCATCAAGGACCGCCAGAGCGATCAGCTGCGACACCTGGGAGCCTAACCCGATTCCGCGATCTCCTCCGAAGGAGTCGACAATATCACACGCCTTCTCGGCGATATCAGGATCTGGAACTCTTTTGTATATCGCTTGTTTTGCAACGTCGTGCGGAATAGATTCGAAATAGTGATGTATATCACACTTCAGAACCCATCCGCTGTCGCCGTGCTCTTGGTAATACTTTCGGAGGTGAGCTGTCAGCCTGTTCAGTGTATAGTCGACACCTCGGCCTCTCATGCAAGCACAGTTATCATGAATAAAGTGCTTCGTCATCATGTCGTACAGACCGTTATCACATAAGGATCTCTGGAACTGGCGGTCTCGGAGGCGCGTTGCCACAATATCACGTTTCTTTGGCTCAAAAACCTGAAACCGTTGATATGAGGAGATCTTATATTTGCCTACGAGAAGGTCTCTTCTCAGCTTGTAGGTATTCTTCAGAGCGTTTGCTTCATAACCGACTACACTGTCTTTCCATCTTACGTTTCTGCAGCACTTCGTCAGACCTTGATACAGGTTGTCGAAGTCTGTCACTTCCTTATATGACATAAAAATAATCGGATGCTGATAGGAAGACTGTCTCGAAAGACACTTCCGTCATCCGTATGTGTTCGCTCCTTTCTAAGGATGCAGGATAGCCGCTCCTTGTGTGAGATGCGCTGCTTTGGTCATCTTGGACTACTTGAATCTGGCATATTTCTCACAATCGGGGGACACGCCGTTAGCGTTAATCGCATTGTTGTTGTTCAACGAGCCGTCGGTGTTCACGTTGCGAGCGTTGTTGGCGTTCGACGGGTTCGGAGACCGGAGCGGATAGCGACTACCCTAATCTGTTATATCGTTCAGCATCTGACTTCGCCCAAGCCTGCAGAAGCGTTTCTGTGTCGACTATGAGTTTGGTCCAGTGCTCCGCCTGCCGGCCTGATATATACCTGGCAAGATATACATCATCTATCAGATCGAGCAGCGCTTCGAGGTGGGCGTATGCTTCGACCTGCTGGCCGTGACGGTATTTGAACTCATCTTCTCTACAGATTCCGTCGGAAACTCGAACTGCGTTGGCTCGCCTTATACACGAGCACGCAGCTCTCATCTCCTGATGTATCGGCTGTGCGTACATCCATCTGACGGATTTCGGGAAATACTTATCGTTCTTCAACAGGGCGAGAGTGTATCTTTTGAGGATCCGCGCCTTGTTTAACACTTCAAGACGGCCTTGCCCTCTATCTCCTACACGAACACTCATGTATCTCCTTTCTTCTCTTAATCGCCGCTATCGCGGCGGATTTTTAGATTAGCCGATTATACAAGCGGGGGACACGCCGAGAGCGTTAATCGCACCGATGTAGCTCAACGAGCCGTCGGTGCCCACGATGCGAGCGATGTAGGCGTACGACGGGAGCGGAGACCGGAGCCAGTCATAACGTGCTGTTCCACCCTTGTCACGGTGTATAAGTTCAGCCTGGGTAAGACCGTCGTAATACTCGAGGAGTTCGCCATCCTTATAGGAAGAAGAATCCCATGTTCCGTAGATCTCAGGTCTTGAGAGTAGGAAGAACTTGTCCTTGACCTCGTATGTCTCGTTTACAGCAAACTCAGTGCCGTCAAGACTGTCTACTTCCCAAACGCTGTTTGTTCTGCAGGGAACCTTCGCCTCAAGAACAGCATCCATGAAGTCATCGCCGAGGCCGTGCATCCAGCCTCTGTATGCCTGGTCTGCAGATGTATGCCAGGATGCAGCCTTGTCGAACTCGTTTGTCGGTTTCCAGACGTATCCGAGGCCCTTGTCGGAGTTGAGCCACTGTCTGATGGCGCTCTGTGCATAGTTGTTGGATCCGAAAACGATCCTCTGGCCGCAGTTGAGCCCTGCTCCTTCGACTGTCGTACCATGTACGGTTCCGAGGCTTGTTCCGGAAGAACCGGAGCTGATGACAACATTGCTCTCAATGACGTTTCCGCCGGGAGCGTCGTATGTTGTGATCTTGCAAGCAGTAAGAGCTGAACCGTTCGAGCTGACACCGATGGAAATCTGACCGCCTGCAGGTACATTCTGTGTAAGAGTGAACTCGAATGTTCCGTTGACAATCGAACCGGTTGCATAGTCCCATGTGAAATTGTATGTTCCTGCAGCAAGAGCAGATTCGCAGTAGTAAAGAGCCTCAGCTGCATCATACTGTACGCCGATCTGAGTTCCTGCAGCGTTAGAGTAAACATACTTTGTCTCGATGACCGAGAAATATCTGATGTGATTATCCGCAGGAAGGATTCCACTGTAGCCTGCAGGCAGATTGTTCCTGTCATAATTGCCTCTGAATACCCAGACGATCTCGAGGTCTGTTTCTGTAACGATGACAACATCGTTTGCTGCAGGTGTTCCTGTGATCGTAATGCCATACTCAACGAGGTCAACGAGAGATCCGTCTTCCTTGTGCCACTCATCACCGTCAAATACAGCTTCGTAGTCACCGTGATGTGCATCGCCGACAGCATGGAGGAATGTATCCTCGTCAACAGTTGCAGCTGTAACGCCTGTGTTGTGGTCGCCGACAGCAACAGTGATGGAAGTTTCCTTCTCAACGGTGAACTCGAATCCGACCGGGAAGAGCAGCGAAGCGAGACCGCTTCTGACAGCCCATCTGATGTCGCTGATCGTCTTGATTGACATGAATGTGTCAACGTGAGCAGATCTTGTGACTCCGTCTTTGCCTCTGATGTAGATCGTTGCACCTGTCGGAGTCTGTTCAACCCATGCGTCGAGGTTGTCGACAGCTGTAAACGCTGCCAAGAGTGACTTGAACTCGTCGGAACTCGTGACAACATTCTCATCGTAAGCTGTTTCTTTTACATCTACATAAAAGATCTGGGAAGAGAGCAGCACTGCATTCTTGTAGAGCGCGATCTCTGCAACCATCATGCCGGCAGCTGCAAGCATCTGCGCTGTAAGATCTGCATAGATCTTGCCGTCCTGAATAACGCAGTCATTTACGACCTGAGTCGTGTCCGGTTTTGTCGCCTGGATACGAGCTGTCACGCCTGCCTCAAGAGTGTAAGGCTGACCGAGATGCAGCGGAGTGATCTCCACAGTTCTCGAATCAACATCGCCTCTTTTAGCATAGACCGTGATCGGAATCGTGCTTCTGCCGAAATCCAAGTAGATCGATGTTGTAATGTTCATCTTGTTATCCTCCTGTTTTATAACATTCCGTAAACCTTCTCGATATATCCGTCGGTTGATGCCGTACCGAACGCAAGTGTTGTTGTGGATCCTGAAACGCTGAGGTTGTATGTTATGTACTCAACCTCGTCCGTCATCTGGAATCTTGTTGCAGAACTCTCCAAGAACTGGACCGGTATCGTCTGCGTAATTCTCGAGCCGCCGCTCTTAACACGTCCTATCAGCACATAAGCGCTGTAATTGCTGCTGAACGTCGTGGATCCCGAATTAAGTGTTCCACTGTACAGCTCATCGAGGCCGTTATTCATGCGGATCGTCTTGCAGTTCAGTTTTCCGTTCCTGCCGACCAGCGATGCGGTCTCGTTTCCGCTCGAATCGTTGACCGAAAGAACGCCGTCTCCGTTTCCGCCAACCCAGAACCATCCGCAGTTCTTGCCTGCGTTGTTCTTGATCTGAACGATTCCGCCATTAGCGCCGGCATAGACACCTCCGACATAAGTGTCAGAGCTGTTGTTGATCGACAGATTTCCGCCATTTGACTCATCGTCTATATAGGCTCTTATAGCTCCGTTTGAATTAAACACTCCGACATATCCGCCGCCGGAATTGGATATTCCCAGGCGGGCGAGCATCTTGTTGTTAGTGTTATATGTGTCGATGTATCCGCCGTCTTCTCGGCCTGCAACTCTTGCGAGCATCTTTCCATCCTGGTTGTAGAGATAGAGAGATCCGGACCTTTTCGTTCCATCTCCAGAAGTCCAGCTCCAGAGGTCTGCGACACATTCATGCAACAGGTTCTTCAGCTGGATTCTTC